GCCATTACCGGGAACAGAAGTTGTTGCGCTTGTTCCTGCTGCTACTGCGCCACCACCACCGCCAGCCGCATATACTGGTGCTTGAGTTGCTGTTCCATCGCCGCCATTGTTGCCCTGTGATGGACTAGTAGATGGAGTATTGCCAGTACCTCCATTAGTAACCGCCCCATTTCCACCGCCTCCACCCGAACCACCATTTAAACCAGTTGAAGTGCCTGCGCCAGAATAAGTGCCCCCGCCACCACCACCTGTTGAAGTAATAGTGCTAAATATGGAATCAGAACCGCTAGTTCCCCTAGCAGCATCAGTCGCTGCCCCTGCACCGCCGCCGCCAACGGTAATTGTGTAGTCAGTTCCAGCCGTAACACTTAAACCAGTTCCAGTACGAAAGCCTCCTGCACCGCCAGCTCCAGCGACATTACCTCCGCCACCACCACCACCCGCAACAACAAGGTAGTCAACGGATGTCACACCAGTAGGAGCAGTCCACGTACCAGACGCAAGGAAACGCTGAATAACAGTGACATTGCCACCGCCACCAACAGCCAACGCTTGCATAATCTTTGAATAAGCAAACATTAAAGCTCCTTATACAAAGTAGTTTTGAGATGCTGTGCCGTACCAATTAGTACCGTCTGAACTAAATGCAATAATATCCAAACGACTTGCTGTAGTTGTAATAGTTGGAGCCGTATTTGCAGGAAATTTAACGCCCGTAAATGTTCCCGTAAAACCTCCAGCACCAGACTTAATAAGTACCAACAAAGATTTACCTTCAGCAGCAGATGGCATAGTAAACGTACAGTTTCCTGTAAGCGTTACAGTTTGAACTGTACCGTTAGACAAAGAAATGGTTTGAGTCGTACCAGAATTACCAATATTTACTTGGCTTTCTTTGTAATCAGTAACAGTTACATTAGCAACCGTTAAATTGCCAACAGAACTAGTTGTGCTTCCTAGCGTAATAGTTGCATTACCTAGTGTTGCCGTACTGTTAGCTAAGAAATTATTTGGAAAAGCGCTTGCCACACTAGAAATAGTGACATTGGGAAGCGTTAAATTGTTCAGCGTGGTAACTGTATTACCAAGTTGAACCGCCGTATTACCAATCGTAATTGGAGTGGCAAAGTTGTTATCAAGTTGAGATAACGGTATTGTAGTAGTTGCATTCGCAAAAGTATTTGGCACTGGCATTTTAGAACCTCGTTCTTAGTTCATGTTCAAATTGGAAACCATTGATAACAAAAGGTGTTGATGTGCTATTGATGGTTATACCTAAGTATTTACCCCACATTTCAGCGTCAGATTTATATAAATAATAGCCAGAACCAGCAGAAGTAGAGCCTAACCAGCCAATAATTATATTAGAACTGTTCTTCCAATCTATTTCATTTCCTGAATTGTTAGTCCAAGCAATTGTATTGTCAAAAGTAATAACAGGAGACTGCGCCGATTCTGAATCTACATAAGCATTCATTGTTGTGGGTGATGATCCTAACGTAGCCTCAATACCTATCTTTAATGCTTGCTTATCCCGAATAGGATCGCCCATAGCGTCTAATGCTGTTTCTAAAATAATATCTACTGGTACAGCGGCATCACCATAAAGCTCTACAAAATTACTACCGCTTGTGCCAAATAATTTAATTTGACCACCAGTAGCAATAGAAGATACTAACTTGATATTATTTTGATTAGAAAAAAACCATTTCTTTTCAAAAAATATTGCCTGTACATAACGATAAGTTCCAGAATCGTTATATCTTATATTGAATGCGGCACATAATATGTTATTTAACAATACCTGACCAGCCGTAACTGTTGCGGTAGAAAAATCTATGTTTGGAAACACACCATCAAGAGGATCAGAAATCTTTGATGTTGTCGAACCAACAAGCGCATACACACCATATTCGTTCATAAACAACACAGAACGGAAGTACGGGAATATTGCATATCGTAATCTTGATCCAACAGAAGCACTAATGTTGGTATTTGTAAATAATGTAATTCCAGCATCACTTACGCGAACATCTGAAAATACGTTAATACTATCTTCACCAAAAATATACAGAAAGTTGTTAGCTGATAACAATTGGGTAATATTACTTCGCAGTGTTGCGTCTGTAATTGTAAATACGCCAGAAGATAAACTAACAAAATCAGAATAAGACCCTGCTGCCGAATAACTTACAGAACGTCCTTGAGCTACCCAAGACCGACCTGAAAATGTTTGAATGCCAGTAACCGGATTACTGTTAATAATAGCTTTAGCGGCTGCATTTGAACCTCCACCACCGCTGATGGTTACACTGATATTGGATGAATTCGTGTATCCAGTACCATTGTTGGTCATAATCACTTGGATTATCTGACCACCAGCCAAAATAGCTGTACCAGCAGCGTTTGTACCGCCACCACCACTAATAGTTACTACAGTATTAGAAGCGTTTGTATATCCAGTACCACCATTAGTTACTAATACAGTGACGGTTCCAGTTTTAAACGTAGAAACACCAGCAATAGCTGCTGCGTTATTTCCACCACCACCTGAAATAGTTACCGTGGGTGACGTTGTATAACCAGCGCCAGCTTCAGTAATGGCAATTCCAGTAACTACATTTGCCGTCAAAATAGCTTCTGCTTGAGCCTGTATGCCACCTGTCTCATTAGGAGCAGAAATAACTATAGAAGGCGTAGTCGTATATCCAGTGCCTCCATTGGTAATTCCTATGAATCCAACGGAACCAATAGATACAAGATTAGTGCCATCCCAACTATAAACACCGTTATTAGGATCACCAATTAAAACGCGCTCATCTTTAAACTGCGTTATGTTAATTCTTGAATTTGAAAAAGTACCAGCAACAGCAACGTTGCCTTTTGTATTTGTCTCTACATCAACGTACTCACAACGACCATCCTCTTGAAATCCAAGTTGATAATCTTTGTTGTTAATGTTTGCTGATAGCAATGAAGTAACAACATTACCAAACGTTACCGCAGTATTCTTTTCGCCAGATAGCGTTTTAATATTTGCGTAACCAATGGGCATGGCATTCTCTAGCCATGAAAACTCACCATCTTCTAATGCAGTACGATTTGCTTTCGTGTTTATTCCACGAAATTGTTTAATTACTTTGTATGACTTTTTTTGCTCAGCCGCAGCCATAATTAAAATGCGCTGCCATAAGGATTAGGAATGCGTCGAGTCATGGTCGTAACCAAAACACTACGAACTTCTTGTACATATTGCTGTTTGTATATTTCAGACTCGCCATAACTTTGCTCTTTAAACTTTGCTTTATGTGCTGCAAAGTAAGCTACTGGCGTACTGTATGGCTCAATGAGAACATCAACTTCAGTAGAAGAAACAAGATCGGCTGGAAGTACAACCGTATCCATTTCAATGGTGTAAACCTGATCCGGAACCGGAGAAATAAAAGCTGTCTGCTGTCCGTAAACGGTAAACGCTACTGGCCTACCTATGTAGTTTTGCCAATAACGTAATTGCGCGTTGAACTGAGTCCACGGCAAATATTGCAAAGGAATTCTGCTATTTCCCCAATAAAGGTTGATATTTAAAATATCAATCGTATTTATGCTGTCAGGAAATGCTGCATACGGTAACTTTTCGCAGTTACCAGCATATTGCAAGGTAGCAGTTCCGTCGGTAAATGGCGTTGTTGGAGGATACGAATAATTTGATGCAGGGTAAGGTGGTGCTGTAGTTCCTAAAACACCAGCTACAGTTACTTTGTAAATAAAGATATTTGAAAATACGTAATCATCTAAAGCAACAGTTGCACCAGCAGTCCAAGCAACGGGGTTTGCTCCACCTGCTACCGGAGACATTGGAGTTTGTGATACTTGAATTTTTCTTAGACAGCCAGTATCCCTAACTGTTTGCTTACGGCCTTCATTGATGTAGTCCGTTAGCTCAGAGTCAGAATAGAAGTTTCCGTTGGCATCATGTAGCAGCCTACGAACTTCCGTGATGTAACCGGATAAAGTTGCCATTTAATTGCCATAATTAAGCGGCTTTTTCGACTTTTCTCCCCACCCCCCGTAAAGGGATAGGTGGGGGTAC